CAATTTTGGAAGAAGTTGCCGATGAAGAAGTATAGTGAGGGTAAAGACTATAGATTCTATCAGGTTGGTGATGGTAGTGTAACAGGCATCGAATTGTTGATTGATGGTTATGATGGTGTTTGTTACCACTATCACCAGGCACGAATAGTAGAAGAAGATGATGTTGCTAAACTACAATTCGGTTATACAATTCTTTATTCAGGTAAATACGACATTGATGTATTGAATTCTGATGAAAAATTGTTTATAATAATGGGAAAAATTCTCGAAGATATATTATTAAAGAAATTGGAAAATGAACAGACTAGAACAGATAATCCTGAAGAATCTGATATACAATGAAGAATACACTCGCAAAGTCCTTCCATTCATAAAATCGGAATACTTCTCTGATGCCACAGAAAAATTGGTGTTTAAAGAAGTATTCGATTTTGTCAACAAATACAAAAATCTTCCTACACACGAAGCACTTGTAATTAACTTCACCGAAAAGAACAATCTTACTGAACCACAAGTAAAAGATTCGATTGAACTTCTCAAAGAAATCAGTCAGACAAAAGAAGAAAAGGTTGAACTGCAATGGTTAACCGAACAGACTGAAAAGTTTTGCCAAGATAAAGCAATCTACAATGCCATCATGGAATCTGTTGGTATTCTCGATGACAAATCTGGCAAGAAGGCTAAAGGTGAAATTCCACAACTTCTAGCAGATGCTCTTGGTGTATCTTTCGATAGTAATGTTGGTCACGATTACATGCAAGACTTTGAAGATAGATATGATTTCTATCATAGAGTAGAAAGTCGTATTCGTTTTGACCTTGACATTTTCAATAAGATTACTAAAGGTGGTCTTCCCATTAAAACATTGAATATCGCACTTGCAGGTACGGGTGTTGGTAAATCTTTATTCATGTGCCATGTTGCCGCAGGTTGTTTGTCACAAGGTCACAATGTCTTGTATATTACAATGGAAATGGCAGAAGAAAAGATTGCAGAACGAATCGATGCTAATTTGCTAAATATTAATTTGAATGAATTGCAATCTGTTACTAGAGATGATTATTCACGCAAGTTCGAATCATTGAAATCCAAAACACATGGTAAATTAATTATCAAAGAATATCCAACTGCATCTGCTTCTACATTACATTTTCGTGCCTTGTTAAATGAATTGGCATTGAAGAAGAATTTTAAACCAAACATTATCTTTGTTGATTATCTAAACATTTGTGCATCTTCTCGTATTAAACCTGGTGGCAATGTAAACAGTTACACATACATCAAATCTATTGCAGAAGAACTTCGTGGTCTTGCTGTCGAGTATGCACTACCTGTCGTTTCTGCCACACAAACAACTCGTAGTGGTTTCAGTAACTCCGATCCAGGCCTTGAAGATACATCTGAATCGTTTGGTTTACCTGCAACTGCCGATTTTATGTTTGCACTTGTAACAAATGAAGAACTTGAAGGATTAAATCAAATTCTTGTTAAACAATTGAAGAATCGATATTCTGACCCCAACTTCTATAAACGATTTGTTGTTGGTGTTGACCGCTCAAAAATGAGATTGTATGATGCAGAACAGGTTGCACAAGACGGACTTTTAGATGCGGGTCAAGAAGAAGATACACCTGCACTAAACACATTTGGTAATCGTGAAAGAAACATGAATAGTAAATTTGAAGGCCTGAAAGTATGAACTTCATAACATATTATGACAATGTGATTCCAAAAAGTTTTTGTAGTGAAATTATTCAGAAGTTTGAATCTAATCCACAACAACAAAAAGAAACTGTTTTAGAAGGACATCGTTCATTTACAGAAATTAATATTACAGAACATCCTGATTGGGAAATAATTCAAAATAAATTGTTTGGTGCATTTCAATTTACATTGGGCATCTATGCAAAACAATGGAAGATAGACACACAAATGTCATGGCCTGAAGAAATGGGTTACGAACAGTTTCGTATGAAACGATATCTACCAAATGATAAAGACGAGTTTCAATTTCATGTTGATGTTCAGTCTTATGAAACTGCCAGAAGATTCTTGGTTGGATTTTTCTATTTGAATGATGTTGAAGAAGGTGGAGAAACGGCATTTCAACAACACAAGTCGGTACCAATTTCAGTTAAAGTTAAACCTAAAGCAGGAAGATTGTTAATATTTCCTCCTCTTTGGACACACCCACATATTGGTATGAAACCAATTAGTGGACCAAAATATATTATCGGCACATACTTACACTATGTCTAATTTAACAAAAGACCAAGCAATACATTGTGCTAATGTTTTTTCAAACTATTTTGACCGATTTGAAAGAATTGATGATTATATTCGTGACCAAAAATTAAACAGTTTATCGGAAAGACCAACTGCGTTATTTGGCATGGGACCTGAAGATGATTTGTTTTCAGATTTTACAATCAATCCAAGTGACATGCAATTCGAACTTGTTGAATTGCCACAAGATACTTGGGACATTTATCTCAATATGATTTCTAGTCACTCAAATATGACCAGTATTCCTGGCCGTTGTTTGAGATTGGCAATTTTAGAAAAGAAAACAAAAAAGTGGGTTGGTTTCATTCGTTTAGGTTCTCCCGTTATTAATATGAAACCTCGTAATGAGATGCTTGGTGGTGTATTCACACAAACACCAGAATCTTCAAAGGCGTTTAATCACACATCAATCATGGGTTTTGTAATTGTGCCTGCTCAACCATTCGGTTTCAATTATCTAGGTGGTAAATTATTGGCCGCAATTTGTTGTTCGCATGAGATTCGTGAAATGTTGAACAAGAAGTATGATATGAATACTTGTTTGTTTGAAACCACCAGTTTGTATGGTAGTTCTAAATCATCATCACAATATGATGGCATGAAACCCTTGTTAAGATTCAAAGGATTAACCGACAGTAATTTTCTTCCAATGATGCATGGCAAGCCATATGATGATTTGAAGAATTATGTTGAGGGTATTGTGGGTGAGTTTGTACCTGCCGATGCATCTTCTCGTAAATTAAAAATATCCAATGCCATTATTTCAATGACTAAAGTGGCACTCAAAGGAACACCTGAAGGTGAGAGATTCGGTAAAACGATTGAAAATGCTTTAATGTTAACAGAAAAGAAAAGGTATTATGCCTCAAACTATGGATTCAGTAACTTTACCGATGTAGTTATGGGAAGAACAGATAAGTTGATTCCAGACAAAGAAAACTATGATAAACACTATTTGGAATCGATTATAGAGTGGTGGAAGAAGAAAGCACAGGCCAGATATGATAATCTAAAGACTGAAGGAAGATTGCGTTCCGAAATTGAAGTCTGGACAGGCGAAAAAGAACTTGACATTATTCGGTAATCGTGTTAGCATAAATACTTCGTTAATCATATGGAGTATTAGATGGCAAAGCTTACTGCTGATGAATTTTTTAAACTTCCTAATCCAAAAAGACCCGATAGAAGAAAGGTATTGTTGGATGCAATCAACTCGAACAGAGCTTTGGAAGTTTTTATTTCGGGAACTAAAGAAGTATCTATGGTTTTTCCGAAAGCAAAAAATGCAAATGCAATAAGACAAATTATAGCATTAAAATTAAATGATAAAAGTGCTTTTGCCGCCATTAGAATTAAAGGTTCTGATGGAAAAGATTATAAAATTTCTGACCTTAAAAAGTCAAAAGATTTTGGCGGTGGAGGCGGTAGTCGTGGAGGTTCAGATTTAACTGCAATTACAGAAAGTGGTCAATGTTATGTTGCATCACTTGTTTTTAATGTAATAAAAAAACCAATCAAATGGGAAGATTTATCATTATCTAATCTTAAAGCGGCCGCAAAATATGTTGATACAGGTAAAACCAGTTTAGAAGATGTTTTAGAACAAACACCTCCCGAATGGGCTCGTTCTTATGTTATGGTTGCAAATTTGTTATTTAAAGATTGGAAAATGAAATCTGGTAAAACAGTTTATTTTCACAGAGATTCTAAATTTCACCAAAAGATTTTTAGTTTCAAACAGGCCTGTTTAGCAGCAGATAAAAAAAGTGGAACACCACAAGCACCAGGTTCATTTGGTGATGATAAGTGGAATCCAGGTGACATTTGGATGACAACATTCGGTCTTACTGAATCAACTCTTCCTGATATGCCAACA